CGTTTCGCAGGCTGCTGAGGTCCTTGACATGAAGGTAACCTTGAAGCTGTGCCCTGTGGGCACCCCCTTCAGTTTCCTGAATCGCTTCTTTCTGGAGGGAGTGTGGGAAGGTGACCCGCGTTCATTCACCAATGTCCATCGAGCTCTAAACGGGTTCGAATTAGGCCCTCGTGGCCGCTCTCTGGAGGAGTTCTGCTACGTGCGCTACTCGATGCTACGGCAGAACGACTCCGGAACGCCCATTTTGCGCGACATTTGCGCCATCTACGCATTGTATCTAGATTTGATCCGCGAGGTCCGCGGCGTAGATCCCAGTGTCAGAGGAGATAAACTCATCAGCGCATACCAACGCGAAGCTTGGCCACACTTCAAACTCGGTTGCGGTTCCAATTACGATGCACAAATGCACGCCCACGTCATGGACATGGGGGAACTCGACATCGCGGGTCTGAAGGCGTGGCGCAACACGTGTCTTACCGTAGCTACTCATGCAACCAGCCCTAAACAGGCGTTGGAAGAACTACAGCCCTTATTGGCTGGCAGCGTGCTTTTGGCCGGGTACATCCCGCAAGGAGAGGCCGACACGGACGAGTACACTGAGGTAGTGGAACATCTCACGTCCAATCCTAAGCCCGAACGCACCCTAGCCAAGAAGAAAAACAAGCCTGAAGTTCACGTCATTGAACCCGAGGACACCACTGCTGTGGCCGATAAACAGGCTATAAAGAAAACAGTGGATGCACTCAAGGCTGAGGTAAGGAAGGGCCCCCGCGGTAAAGGTAAACCCAAAGGGAACAGCCCTCGGCAGGATGCAAAACCTGTCAAGATCGCAGACAAGGCGGCTGGCAAGCCGTCCCGTAAGGAGCGTAGGGAACGTAGGACCAAGGTCCTCGACCCACCCTCCTAAACAATCTGCGGTGCGGCGGTGGCCCGCGTCCAGCCCACCCCGGTAGACATACCGGTTACCAAAAGGTCCCCAGATGAAAATTAAACACACAAACAAACAAGCACACACAACATGGCACGTGGCAAGAAGAAACGCACGGTCGAGCTGGGAGCTCACCAATCAGCATCATCAGGCATAGTCCTAGAGGCAGTTAGAGCAACCAAGCCCAAGAACAAAGGTAAAGCCCGATTTCTAGACTTCTCCACGTCGGTAACACAGATGAACACAGGAACTCAGCAGTAT